CGGACGGAACGTCCGAGAAGCCTTCTGGGGTCGCGCCCAGAGGGGAACTCAAGTCGAGGATCCCACGCCCAGTTAGGCCTGTTGTTGTTAGCAGGCCGAATCAGTTTGAAGGTTCTGAGGGTCAAGATAACAAAAACGAGGTCAGCGCACGCAGTCAGCCTAAGGTTTCTAAACCGATACAGCAAGTGGCTAGCAAGCAGACCAACAAACCCGCGCAAGCGGATAGTGCTCCAGCACTTAGCAGAAAGCAGAAAGCTCGCGAGGCGTACTTAGTGCGTCAGGCCAAACGCGACGCCGCTCGTGCTGCATCACAAAACCTGGTAAATATCATGCGTTCGGTGAGAACAATCAACAGTAGCCCAAACCTTAGTGCCATGATTCGCAGTGTCCAACAACAGAGTGTCCTCAAAAGGGACGCTAATCCCAGTGCAAAGCCGGGATCTGCGCAATCATCCCACAAAAGGCAAGCCCCACCACCGCCCGCAGCAAAACAGGTAACAGTCCCCGTGTCCACAACTTCCAAGTTGAATAAACAGCAATCCGTTTCGAGCACTAAGTCTCAGAAGCAGCCCGCCATCCCTGGCGCTAAGACTCCTTCCCAGCCTGCCGTCGGTAGTAAGACTGATAAGACGCGACCAGCGAAAGCTGATGCCAACCAAAAACCAATTGAAACCGTGACCTTGTCCGGACCAAACTTGGATGGCATGACTGTTGTGGTCAGGAAATCTGATGTTGTGTCTCTTCCAGGAGATGCAAAACCGACCACTGAAGCAACACCACCTCCAGCTGCTGCTCCTGCCCCCGTAGGACAACTTGCCATTATGCCGTCCCTAAATCCGCCCCATGTCATTTGGCGGAAGTCCCCTTGGTGGCGGCGATTGATTTTCAAAGAGACTCCGTCTCGTCTCGAAATCGATAGGCATGACAATCTCCACATCGGAACTTTAGCGAAGCATAAACATTGCCCCAACGGCCTCACGACAGGTGAGGAAATGGTCATCCCCGAACTACAGAGTTATCTTCTGATGAGTAAATTTTCGACTTACAGCAGCCGAAAAGAAACTCTTGACCACATGGAAAAGATTGGGCGCAAGTTTTGGCGCGATGAAAAGAAAATCGATTTCGGAAAGTTAGAACCACAAATGGTTAACCGACACCTTATAACAGTTCAAAAGGTCGTCGATGAGCGCACTTCCTCCTACCTTTTGGCTCAGGAGGATCAATCCATCAGCAGAAAGCGCCGATTCCGAAATTTGAAATTCTGGAAAAGGGAAACCCAGACAACGTCACCTGACTGGGCTCCTTTTTACCCCATCCCCCAGTAAGTCTTCAGAGATGTCTCCCCCTCACTACTATCTGTCAACGAGGGGTTGAGTTGCTTCCGACCGCCCCTTGGAAGCATGTTACCACCATCATCAAGCACTCCGAAAAATTGTGTAGAGAACAGTCCTACCCTGTCATGTTTCCTGATCCTTCCTTGCATGGCAGAACGGCCGAACGTTTTATAATGACGTCCTGTGTCCACAACGACATAGTAGGCCTCCGGAATCGATACATGAAGGAACCCCCAACCAAGTTTGGCCCGAAACACCCTGAGTTGTTTCAACAAGCCATTGACGAGCTCGTTGCTGCGTTAAAGCCCAATTTCAAAGGAGTTAAACCTCTTAAGGATTTGTTGGCTAAGAAACGTGGCAAATTGAGAAAGCGCTACGATGACGCAGCGCGAAACATCCTCGACAATGGTTTCCATCTGGAGAAACACTCAAAGATCAAAGCGTTCATTAAGAACGAGGTTTACAATGAATGCAAACCTCCGCGTATGATCATGGGTCGGGACCCTAGGTTTTTTCTCGCCTATGCGCCTCTCATAGATGCGATTGAAGAAGCCATGAAACACTTGCCAGAGATATCCAAAGGACGTAACTTCGCAGAACGAGGAGCGCAGTTCTTTGAGAAAGTCCTTGGGGACGTTATTGCTGGGATCGACTTTAGGAAATTTGAATCGACCCAGTCACTTGAACTACTCGCCAACATCGAGTTGTCCATTATATTCGGACTCATAGAGGCAGGTCTGTTCGGTCGCGCCATTAAATTGTGGGTAGCCAAATTGAAGATCGAAGGATATACTCTTCATGATATATACTTCATGCTCTTTGGACTACGGTGCACCGGAGAAGCAGACACGGGGTGCTTTAACACACTCATCACTTGGGTCGCCTGTCGATATTGCGAGCTGGTCAACAAGCTCGGAACACGCAATTTCATCTGCGATGGCGACGACAATCTGATGCGCATCCCCTTGGGAGCTAACTTCGTTGATACCTTCGCGGAGTTAGGTCTTGACGCCAAAATTGAAATCTTTTATGATTATCATGACGTTGAGTACTGTTCTGGTCGGTTCATCCAGATCACTCCTGGCGTTTTCCATTACGTTCAAGATCCGCGTAAACTGATGCAAAATCTTCCGGTCTTTAGGAAGAAGAAGTTCGAGCATTGCATGGGCGTTTACTATCATTCTCTAGGATACATGTACAACGTGTTGTATCCAAACTTTCCGCTGTATTCCAACATTGGTAGGTTTTTGATGAAGATGGCGCCAGATCGACACATCAGTATGGAAATGCTAAATGAGATAAATCCTTCGCATGCTGAGGCATTCTCCAACACAAAACAGAAGGTGAGCATTGATTATGACCTAGTGCGAGTTGAAATAGCCATGAGTTTCAACTACACTCTTGAGGAGGTCAGACGCTACGAGGCTTGGTACGACGAACATCTAGTCGTCCTTCCCCCTGAGAACAACAAGCGTTACAATGCTGAGAAGACACCCGCCGTGTTACTAACTGATCAACAAATCGACCAAGTTGAACAGATAATTTCGGAATCCGTAGACAAGCACGTTTTCACGAAATCTTACCATGACTACATCATTAGACCTCTACTGATGTTGTAGAAGGTAACACCGCGCTCCGGGTCAGAAAATATTGGAGCGTGTACGATCCCTACCGCGTGGCGGGACCTGGGG